GAGCAAAGGCTACTAACTCGGCTCTGGCCCTTTGATAAAATTGGAGTCATTCCCCACGAACAATGATGCCTGGGCGCGAATCATCACGATCTCTCGATAGATTTTCTTAGCGCTTCGGCGGGTCTGCTCTTTGCTGTTGTAAATGATGTTATTGAATCGACAAGTCACATCAGCGAGGAATCGGCACTCAGAATCAAGCTCTTTCTTTGAATCGCCATCTGCCGCAATCAATCGCTTTCTATGCTCTCGATATGCGTCCAACTGCTCATCAGAATCAGGGCCGTAAAAATCTATGGACATTTCACCTTTTTCGCCTTTCAATGGCTCACCTTGATGATTACGAATAATCATCTCAGCCACATCCTTGTGGATAAGATCAGAAAGATCCACTATGCGCTCCGAGTGATAACTACGGTTGATGCGTCGGATGCGTCATATAAGGCCGTGAATGGAAGCGATACGATGATAGGCCCGGTTCCACCGACATCCAAATCAGCGCCGGTATAAAGCACATTAGGGAAATCAAACTTTAGGGTAGCTGACGATGGATCTGTCAGGGTCACATCAATGCTTGAACTTGTCTCGTCGGCAAACTTGTCCAGCAGACTTGCATCCTCAAAGAACGCCGTAACGGTTCCAGTGACAAGGCATTGCCCCTCAATCAGCTCACTAGCTACAGCAGAGCCGACAACTTTTGGGGCCTCAATGTTGTTTTCAATGGAGAAGTCCAGCCCGGTTACGATAGCGATAGATGATCCACCCTCGTTAATAGTGCCGGTTAAGGAATCAAATGGCTCGCTTGTTCCTGCCGCTGTTGGTGTTGCATCCAGCGTAGTACCTGAATATGACAAATCCTTGCCCATGATCTCGAATGTGCCGCCCACGATACCCTCTGGCGTTACCGAAAGAGATAGGCTATTGACTGTGCCGCCGGTCATAACGCCGAACTGGGTAATGTCCTGATAGCCGCCCTCAAAGGTAAACGATTTCGGCGTAACGCCAACCTTTAGCACATTGGTATCCCATGTCTCATACATCAGCGATTCAAGCAAACCGTCATATTCGGTGTGGCGCATCTCTACACCAAGCGACATAGAGGCGGATCTGAATCCATGCCGCATATCCGCGACCTGTCGATCAGCGCGAATGTCTGCCGATTGGAAAGACTCTTTTGCCAAGTTTGGAGCGCCGCCGGTTCTCGGTAACACAATCATGGTTGGAGTGCCTGGAGTTGTTCCCCAAGCTGATTCTTCGATATACGTTAGCTCTGACCGAGCACCTGTCGCTTTTGCCATCTCTATGTCCTCGGTTGAGTAATTGAGTAATAATTGATATTAACGGGTATATGATACCACCCATCTACTGTCAATGCAGCCTCGCGGTTTACACTTGAAATCCTGACGGTTGTCCCGCTGTAGGTTAAATCCGTTCCGCGCTTGAATCTATTTGCCACAAGGTCGGCCATTTGGAGCGCCGCTTTCTTGCCTTTGTCCGCTGGAGCGAATACGTCCACCTGATAAACCCCCAAGTTTTCATCCTCCCCGCTATCACCAAGCCCTGCCTGGGTAGCGTCGCCGGTCATGTTTGTTGCGCGAAGATATAGCGTCCCCTTGATCGGCTTGTATATTTTATTTTCCCAAGCGATAGGTGGCACTGATCCCATGTTTTTTAACTGGTAATCCAGCGCATACCCGATATTGTAAAAAACACTCATTTTCTTGCGTTCCTTTTCACCATTCGTCTAAACGCTCGAAGCGTCACCCTCACCATGCCTTTTGGCGCTTGGTGCTTACTATGTCCGTACTCGATTGCCCTGGCGTAGTCCAGATTGTTTGTTATGAAGATCGAATCATCGCCCTTTGCTGCAAATGCGTTTTTCTCTTCACCAATGTTAATGGTTCCTTCGATCTCGCCGCTGGCTGGTCTGTTTATGCTGATCTGCCAATTCGCCCGCAAGCGTCCACCTGTGTAACCTTTTGGCGGGTATTTTGTTTCCCACTTATCAGGATTACCAACAGGCGTTCTCTGCACGATACTTGCAAATAATGAAAGTGCTGTGCCGATCTTTGTGCTCTCCGATCTGCGGATTGCTTTCTTGCCGAAGTCCTGGATCTGCTTGGCGAAGCTCATTATATTCTCAATTGGATCTCGTATTTAACCACTGTCCCGCCCGGCTCTGTATGGTTGACCGCGATAGCGTGATAATTAACGCCACCAACTGTGATCTGGTCGCTCACTAGCGGCACAGTGGGTACCGCCTCAAGCATCAGCCGCATATCGGTTGCAAGCACCTGTATTCCATCGATCTCCGATTTATTGTAATTGAATGTCGCCCCATACCCTGTCCAAGTTGTCGTGGATGCCCCTGATTCCTCGCCTGTTGCCCCGTCAAAGGTTCCGCCTGTCTCTCTGGACAATGTGACCAATTGACCCTTATCTTTCAGTAGGCGCGAAGCTACGGCTGCTAGTCCTGTGTAAAAATTACTAGACACGAATCGATCCTTTTCTTGATCTGATCAGCTTTTTGAGCTTTGTCTCTGCTGCGGTCAGGTATGTTGACGGCCTTGCCCCATCCATATACTCAACCTCAATTTCGCCAACTCGCTCTTTCTTGGTTTCGCGCGTCTCGCTCGACATTGGATTAACGCCGCCATCAATGGATAGCGCAACCTCAATTTGCGAATCAATCAGCGATAATGGGATCTCATCTGTGTCGATATAAAACCCATCAGTGATCGCATTGATCCGAGGCCATTGTAGCGCCTGCTCTTTGGTGTTCTTATCGCCAATAAAGTTCTTGGTTTCGATGTAGTCCATTGCTTGGATAAGCAATTCTGTATCTGTTCCCGCTACCGTGATGCCGCGCTCCTGCGCATAGGCAGCTAACTCTGCTTCACTTGCGTAGCTCTGCGCGTCTGCTTTGCCCGATCCATCCTCGATTACTAATGCCATACTATGCGTCCTCTAACCATCCAAACCATGATGCTGATATTGTAGCACTTTTATCAGTTGTATCAGTAAATCCAATAACAACCCCCTCATTGAAAACCAAGGGAACAGAAAGATTTAAGGTTTCGGAACTATCTTGAAAACTTATACTAGCGAACGGTATTAAAATCAATGGATCAATATATTGATGGTTGTCTAATTCTGATGCCACAATTCGGATTGTTACTCCTGCTGCCGCTGTGCCGCTAGTGGCTCCTGCTGCCAATCCATTAATAAAGCACCTTTTACCTCTCGGCACCATGCGCATACTTGATGAGCATCTAAGATCGCTTGCATTTATTTGGCTGTATGTTGCGCCGCCATTTGATGCCGTAATAATCCCAGCTGCGGCTGCCGTATCTCCATAAGTTGAGATGTGCATACACTGGATGAATCGGATATTAGTAGCAGCCGTCAATACTGGAGTTAACCCTTCAAGCTGGATTGTCTCTGATTGCGTATCGAGATTAGCGTCAAGATAATGAAATTCAATAGTTCGAATGCCTGTACCAGCGTCTTTATCGTCATCTGCGCTCGTGCTGACAATTGACATTTGGACGCCAACAGCAGGAGGCAATGTAAATACACCATTAGGCCACACAACGCGATTTGTCTCTGCGCCTGTCGCTACCCTTTCGCCATAAGAACCAAACGGCTGCGCCCCAGTAATGACGCCTCTAGCAATGTCCGCGCCGTATGAATCAACAGGAAGCCTGTTGTCTCGCGTGATTATTTCAGGAGACTTTCCCTCCTGATCATCCGCTATAGATAGAAATGTCCCGGTCTTGGACATTACTTAGCCCTTCGGGTTTTTTTCTTTGGAGCAGGCCTTTTCTTCTCGCCAGGGATCTTATGGATCTTTGGATCGAAATCGGACTTGTTAATTGTGATAGCGCCGTCTGGGTGATCGGCTCGTATAACTTGGATGGTGTCCATTTGATTAACCTCTTTAGCAGTTTCAATAAAACCCACTCCCGAGGGAATGGGCAGGGTTGAAGCTACTAGCCTAGAAGAACACCAACATGCTGCTCTTTCCAAACATTCACACCGTAGAGCGCATCCACCGCGATCATCGCTTTCTTACGTCCTTTATAGACGCTGATTGCGAATGACAGGCCTGAATGTGGATCTGTAACGGTCATGCTATCAGAAGCAGCATCACCACCAACAGGATCAGCAGGCGCTCGCATTGCCAACTCAATAGCAGAGCGGGCGAATACCAGGTTGTTGGAGCTGGCAGCAGCTACGGTCATAGCCTTGCCGTCTGGTAGTGCTTGCATTAGCCCAGGCTCTTGGATAACCACATCCATATCACCGTCACCCGCAAACCCAGTAACCACAACATACTTGTTGGGATCATCGGCGAATGAGATAACGTCACCAGCAACGGTTGTGCCAGTACCAGTATCAACATGGATGGTGGTGGTGCCTACAGGAAGTGTGGAACCATCAGTCACATAGCTTGCGCCGGTTCCAGCGGTATGCGTACCGAGCTGACCTGATTCACGAACAGGCATCCCAGCAATGTCCAAGATCACGCCTTGGCGCAAGATTGAGTCAGTACCAGTCGCATTGACTGCCGATTGCTTACCCAGGAAGTTAGCACCAGAAGTGGTGTTAATAACCATTTGATTATCAAATGCGCCCGCGCCGTTATCCTTGAGGATTTTCAGAGCGTTTGAAGCATCGGTGTAATCGTTAGCAGTACCGAAAGGAGTAGTTCCTGCGGTACCATAAGCGCGACAAGCGCCCGCTCTTGCAGCTACCGCGAGTTTGATCTCGATAGCGTTTACATGAGCGCGCATTGCTTGGGCGATCATATCGCCATAAACGGTATCAAAACCAGAGCCGTTGTTGAGATGCTTAATCCCTTCACCAGTAAACGGGATTTCTACAGTCTCCATAACGTCAAGCGTCATAGTCTTGTTAGCTACAGTTTGACCGGTTCCCTCGGGAATAGTCATAGCTGGGGTAAGGGTAGTGGGTGATACTTCCGAAGTAACAAAGCTGCGGACGGTATCGTCTTTAGCTGCTGCTTCCGCACCGCCATTAATAGTTACTGCGGGAATCATGCCCACAAGCTCGCGACCAACTTTATCAGCGGCTACATAAATATCCGCTGCAAGGTCTGTTAGAGTATGTTCTGCCATTGTTTAATCCTCAATTGGTTATCTTTCCGCCTGCCTTTGTAAAGGCCATGCGTTCGTTTTGGTTTAGTGCGTCAAATTCATCACGCGTCTTTACTTTTGCAGCACCGCCGCTATTTGACCCACCAGAAGCGCCGCCGCCAGAGGATTGGTTTCCTTTCAACAATGAAGCATAATCCGCATTGTTTTTGAACTCTGTTGCTAGGTCAGAGATTGTCGAAACGGTCAACTGACCACCGGCATCCGTAACCTTTAGCCCTTCTTCGGTATATTTCAGCCTCGGGGCTATAAACTTTGCAAGCAGTTTGACGTTTGCGCCATCTGCCAGCTCGGTTGCTATTTTCATAGCTGCGTTATCGCGTTTCTCTGTTGCAATACCGCATTTTATTTCATCATTCTCAGCCTTGAGGACTTTGTTAGCCTCCATTGCCGAGTTATAGAGCTGTTCGTGATCGCCGTTTTCTTTGGCTACCCTTTCACGCTCTGCTTCCGCCGCTACCTCAATTTCTCGCTTCTTGGTTTTGGCTGTTTTCGTTTCCGTCAATAGCTCGCCGTTTTTCGCAAGCAGGCTGTCATTAGACTTTTGAATCTCGCCAAGTTGCGCCTGCAACTCTTCAACTGTTGGGGTGTTATCGCCACCGCCCGCGCCATCGTCATTATCTGACATTTCAACTTCCTCTTTAGACCACAAGTCTTAGTTATCCACAGGATATGGTGCAATTATAAGTTACTCACAGGTTATACACAAGTTGTTCACAGGTTATTCACAGGTTGCTCACAGGTTATTCAATAAACGCTATAGGATTCATTCTCTGCAATTGGGTCAAATTGTAAACGCGCCCGGTCGGGTCGGTGAATTTGTCCATCGATAACTTTCCAGCTCTGAACAACTTTGATCTCTCTGGCCCCAGCGCTTCATCAACAAACGCCTTTGGCTGCTTCTTTAGCCATCCTCCATAGGTCGTTTTGCTGTTCACACGCTTCGCGCCATCACCACCTATCGACGGTCGCTTACCCTTAATCTTCGCGCCCATATCAAACTCAGGCTTGATCACCGGGATTGTTGTGGATCTGCAATTGTGTGTTACAATGCCATTTGCAGAGTAACAATGATCTAACGTTTGGAGATTATAAACATGGCCGCTAAAATCACTAACCTCGATACTAACTATATCATCGAAAAATACACCTCCGGCATAGGAGTCGGGGGCATTGCGAATATGCTCGGCATCAGCCCACGTCCCATTGAGCGAATCCTCAGAGAAAACGGAATCGCTCTCAGGAGCAGGGGCGCTCAACAGCAGGCCAGAATGGACAGAACGTCTAAGGCTGGTAAGGCCGCCCTCACCAAGAAGGCCAATATCGCCGCCACTGGGCGAGTCAGGAGTTTCGAGGAGAAGTGCAGTTACGCCGCCACAATGTCCGGCAGGATCAATGAGAGGCACGTTTCCGCTACCGAGGACGCAGTCTCCTCCATGCTTGATGATGCTGGTGTTGCGTATGACAGACAGATCGCTTGCGGCCCTTACCTCTGCGACTTCGTTATCGACTCCATCGCCGTGGAAGTCTGGGGCGGAAATTTCCACTTCTCTGGAGATCACATTGCCAGAGCGCCCGAACGATTCAAATATCTCCTCGGCACTTACAAAGCCGCCATTATCATCACTATCAACAGAACCAACCCCCTCACCCCCGCGCTGATTAACGCACTTATCTCCAACATCAAGGAACTTGGCAGGCTTCCAGCCCTTACTGGTGAGTACAGGATGATTTGGAGTAACGGTGAGTTTGTTACCGGAAATTGTATTAATGGTGACAACTTCGCCTTTAAATACCCGTTTAAAAACGGCAGAAACTCCGATAGCGGACGTTATGAGCGTATCACCTAAAACGCAATTCCAATGCGCAGGAGGCATTGGGCCTATCCCCTCTTGATAAACCTTGCCATCCCTTGAGCCGCAAATCATGGTTGTGCGGTTGTCGAGCGTCGCTACCCACTGATACCCGTCAAGAATATCCCTGTTCGCGTGGTAAACCTGATCTCTAGCAACCGATGAGGTGTGATTGGTAATCGTCCTAACCAACGTGTCGAGCTGTCGCCGTTGAAGCGTGTTGATCACCTGTCCGACCTTTTGGGATATGATCGGCGTAGAATCCCCAAGCACCACGCCATCAGATATGATCCTGGCGATCTCTTTTGATTTCTTAGTGCCGAATTGCTGGAGCGCTGTCTCAATAGTGATGTTCGCTTTAGTTTTCGCCACCATCCCCGAGGTCATTACCGCTGCGGTCAGCGTTTCCGCTGTTGGGCGCACAAAGTCAATTGTAGCGGCCTTATCGAATAGTGCGGTCGAAAATCTAGCCTCTGTCAAGACGTGCTCCTGTGCGGCAGCAACTTGATGTAGGCCTATATCCTTGAATCCAACTGCAGCGATGGCGTTTATATCGGCTAAAACGCCGCCTAAGCGCTCCGCTTGGAATACTGTAGGCTCTCTTGATAGTCGAGCGTTAATGTCGCGCCTGATGCGATACAGCATCGCTGTGGCCTCTTTCGATTGGCCTCCTGCGTACCGCTGCAAAAATACGGCATGCCTTGTCGCTGCGTCTGTCAGGTACTGTGTGGTGCTCATCGCTTAAAGGATCTCTGCGCTCTCGGCCTCACCATCAATCTCTTCATCTGTTCGATCTGGTCGAATCTGCCCGGCCTGTCGCAAGTTGTCCCGCAGATCGGTCTGAGCAATAATGCCGCGATCAAGCAGCTGAATCTGAGCAACCACCATCTGTGGATCGAGTCGAGCCTCATAGAATTCTTTGTTGATGCTTACCTCTGGCTCTTGGCTTCCGCCCATGAACTCCATAGCCCATGTGAATGACTTTTTAAACGCATGCTCTACATTCGTGACAATCGTGCCGAGTTTAGAGTTTTGGCCTGCAAATCTCATACGGGCAGCGTCAACAGTTTCGGTTCCGCTGGTGTCCTCGATAATCCTTGCGCCAATCTTAACGGCTTGGATCTCTTTCATCTCCATGCCGCGCTCTGGCATCTGGTTCGGTGCTGCCTGTAACAGAGATGCGCTACCGCCCTCTGGTAGCATGATTCCGCCGCGTGATCCAAGCTGAATACCGTCCTCGAAATTGTCATTGACCCATGTTTGAGTAAGGCCTGCAATCGCTGGAGTAGGTTGCCCGACTATAAAGCTCGATTCCTCAAAGTCTGCGCTATTGCGGTAGTGCGCGACGTTAACCTCGGCTATGTCATACAGCGGCCCTTTATCTATTGTCTCATCGTTATTGATTGAGCCGATAAAGGTAAACGGAATCTCATTCCATAGTGCAGCGTTAAATTTGCGCGGGTAAATATCGCCGGTCATGATTTCATCGCCATCAGCGTCAGTCTCACCGCTGCCCCACACAAATAGATCGCCATTTTCGTCATATAGGTTTTGCACATAAATATGTTCAATATCTATCGCTTCGCCGGTATCGGCATCCAGTATGTCTCTAGGCTTGAGCAGCAATACGCGATGGTACATCACGCTTTCTGTCTCGAATCCGTCGCTTGATATTTTCTCTGTAGGCTCTTGCAGAACAACCATAGACAGTTTCTTAACGCCGCCAATCACGGTAGTGCGCCAATTGATAACTGACTCGGCAGGGTATGGAAGAATGTTCGCCTTTAATTCGAGCGCTGTAACCTGTGCTTCCGACAACCCCTCGGGCGCAGGCGGGTAATCTGTGAGCAGACCATCTCGCCCGGTCATCATCACCTCGCTCACCGCGTCCTTCGCCATTTGATTGGCTGAAAGCCCGCCGCCGTTCATATTGTCGATCATATAGTCGATTTCAGGCGCAAGCTCAATTGTCGAATCCTTACGGAAAACAACCCCGACCAAACCCTCTTTGGTGTGACCTGTGAAGTTTACGAAATTCGCCCGTTCAACATATGCCTTGTATCGATCTGAGTTATCCCTACTCTTATCGTCAGGATTTGGCTGTGGCAGATACCTTGTCCCGCCTCTCTTGATTGTTTGCGAGCCCTCGTTACACGCTCTAACGATACTCCAGCAGGGTAAGTTTTTCGTATATTCTGCGTTTGCGCTATTAACTGGCATGCTTATTACCTTTACTTAAATTATCTTCGGCTCTTAATACTTGCAGATTATACTCTACATGTAGCCCACATACATTTTTGCCCTGTAACGGGATAATATGATCGACGTGCGTCGGCTCCATAAGGTCAGTTATGGCCGCTGACAATTCATATATTTCGTTTATCGCGCCATAATCAGCCCATGCTGGAGTTGCGTTTAATTTTGCTGCTCTGCGCCTTGCGGTCTTTGTGTTAATAATGGATTTATTTGCCTTGCGATACTCAATGCCGCTCTGGCGCAATTTATCATTGTTTTCCTTTCTATATTCTCTACGCCTTGCCGCATCTTTTTCCTTGTTGTTATCGCGGTATCTTTTCTGCGTCGCAGCATACATGTCTTTATTTTCTTTAGCATGCTCAATTCTTCGCTTATTTCTGGCAATCTTATGTGTATGATGGCTCGCCCTGTTCTTTCCGTTTATTAGCTCTCTGTTAATTTGGTAATGCTTGCTTTTAGCTTTAGCTATCTTTTCCTTATTGTTATTGCGGTATTCTGAGGCCCTGATCTTGAAGCACTCCTTGCACACAGTCTCTACACCGAGTTTTGCGCTCTTGTTTTTGTAAAACTCTGATAACGACTTTGACTCAAGGCATTTGGTGCAGATTTTCATAATCATCTTGCGAATCTCACGCTCAATTTAGTAGCAGGCTTCCGTACTGGCATCTCAAATGCTATAGCATAAGTAGCCGCATCAGGAAGGTGATCAAGATTTGAGGATTTATCCGGCTCGCCATTCTTGTTGTATGCCAATTGCTCAAAACACTTGGCCGTTTCCGGGCAGGCAGCGTCATTAACCATTAACCTTCCATTTGTAAAGCACATATTAGCAGAAAGTATGCCAATAGTGATATATCTGAGATCGAGGCATCGACTGTTTTCCTGCTCTTACCACTGGCATCCGGGTAAATCCTGATCGAGTGTTCGGGCCATTTCTCCTGAATCGTCTTGATCATTGCTGGCGTGTCATAGATACCAGATAACTCTGCTACCGCGTGCCAAGCCTCTCCCCTCAACACATAAACAACCGCAGACATATTCGTTACATTGAAATCCATCCCGATCCGTAGCTGCTCCTTTTCCTTTATTCGCTCACCAGAACGACACTTGTATCTATCGTAAGCATTATAAACCGTGCCAGCCGTGAGATTTACAAACTCCCCATTTAAATATGCGCTTATTAGTTCTGGCGGGTAAGTTTCCTCCAGGCTCTTTATGTAGCTTTCTGGGAGATATGGGTTGCTATATGTGCTTGCCTGAATAAGCCTGTAATCTGGATTATCATTACCATAAAACAGCTTATAAGTTGCCCTAAACCCTTCCGGCGTTGTGGCGATCATCATTCGATTAACGCTATTGTCAGCAAATCGCTGTCTAATTCTTGCCATCAGCTTATGCCATACAGCCATCGCCGCTTCTGTTTTAAGCGTGTCGAATTCATCCAGATATGCGTTGCCTATTTCAAACCCGACTAAACGCTCTGGCTGATCCATAGTTCTACAGATAATTCGCCCATATCCGTTAACGTATATCGTGTTTTCAGCCTTATTGATTTTATACGGATGATTCATATCCTCCAAGAATTCAGCGACTCTTGGATATAGAATATCTCTTATGAGCGGATATGTCGGAGCAAAATACCCCAGATCTACTTCTGGATGCGCAAATTTATCAGAAAGCATCTTCAAAACAAGCGTGTTAGTCTTTCCCGCCCCGAAACCAGATACCATGGCGACGTATTTCTCTGTTGCTGTGAAAAACTCCGATTGTGGCCCGGTTAGCTCTATTTGCACTTTGCGGCTTTTCTTGTTGTTGGGATGATATTTGTCACGATTTAACCACTACAGTTAAAGGATTGATGCTTGTCTCTACTGTCGCATCCTGCTTGTCGCTGTATCCATGCTTACCTAATACCAGCTTCACAATCGTCGAATTATAATCCCCAAGTAGCCCAGAATTTAGGAGCTGAAACTCTTGATTACACTGGATCTGCTCTAATATGCCTGAAAATTCACCCTTCGGATCATCCTTTCCCCACTTTTGAACCGTACTTCTGGCGACGCGTAGTATTTTCGCAAGCCCCACTTCGCTTGGTATGGCGTGGCCGTATGACTCGTATTCGGTTGGATAGAGCGCAGCTTTTTTTCTTACCGCATCCGTTAGCTTGGTCGGCCTTCCAACGCTTACTGTTTTTTTCTGCCCACTAGGCATGATAAAACCCCACAAGGATTATTTCTGTAGGCCCCATTCTACCACTAAATCTCCATAACTGAGAATGTTATGTCACCTGCTGTCGAGTCAAGCCCGACCTTGTGGGCCTCTTCGAATGTCTTTTTAGGCTTCCCGAGCATCTTGCCATCGAGATCATACGCCGCCCATTCCCGCCCTTTCTCAAATATATTTCTCCAGTTATCCGCCATAACATCACTCCCAACTCTTTGAGGCCTGCGCCCACTTCCTTTGCTCATTTCTTCTCTCCTGTCTTTAATGCGCGGATAGCCTTTATAACCTCGCCGCCGCCACTCATCCATCCACCTCCCGCCAATATATCTACAGAGGCCTCAATCGACTCCTCCCTCACTTGTTTGGCGCAGCAGTTATCACAATGGCTATTCTTCATTTCTTCCAGCTCCTTGCGTAGCTGTTCGACCTCTTGGGTGAGGCGCTGTAGTTCTTCTGCTGTTACTTTCATGGTTTTAATTTCTGCCTGTTCACTCATGGCTTAATAGCTCCTTTAATTTACTTGCGGTGACTACGCCCAGCTTTGGCTTCGCGACCCTCAAAACCTGCGCCAAACCAGTCCTTAGCTCTATTACCAGCGATGTTAATTCGCGTACCCTTTTGTTTGATACGACCTCCAACTTCGCCAAGAGTCTACCCCTACCAGCCTCGCTCTCTTCAAGCTCTCGCCTTAACTGCTCAACCTCTTGGGTATCGGTGCGGGTGTTCCATTCATCTACTGTAGCCTCTGTAGCTACTTCACATTCCGAGCATCCGATAGCTTCCGGCACGCTCAATCGTG